CAATACGTTTTATTTTAAATACTTATCGTCGCAAATATGCAGGCTACTCCCACGAAAAATCACGTTCTTACGACATTCAAGCAAAGGCATCTGAAAGCATATTAAGTGCCGTAGCAAATAATCAGTCTCCTGATGAAAATGATGTTTCTTTAATTGCACCACTTGCAGAAACGCGATCCATTTCCGTTCTTGATATGGCCAAACTTATTCAAAGCAAATCGCAAACAGGCATCAAAGCAATTGCACGATGTGAAGCATGTGAGGATCAGGCACAAAGCTTTATTAAAAAAGTGGCAACCCAGGAAGAGCTGAGTCTTTTTCTGAGTGGCTTTGAAGAAAATCTCAAAAAAACATTGAGTCAGATTTAGGAGGAACTTATGGCTGAACAATTTTTACATGGCGTTGAGGTTTCTGAAATATCAAGCGGACCGCGCACCATTCGAACCACAAAATCCTCAATTATTGGGTTAATTGGCACGGCTCCTGATGCTGATAATACCGTTTTTCCATTGAACAAGCCTGTGTTAATTGTGGGTTCACGTAGAGAAGCCGCTAAACTCGGCGCTACAGGAACACTCCCGATGGCGATTAATGGCATTTTTGATCAAATTGGCGCAATGGTTATTGTTGTCCGTGTAGAAGTGGGTGAAGACGAAGCAGAAACGATTGCCAATATCATTGGCGGCGTTGATTCACAAACAGGCGATTACAAAGGCGTGCAAGCATTTTTAAGTGCAGAAAGCATTGTACATGCAGCTCCTCGTATCCTGATTGCACCTGGCTTTACCCATCAAAGACCTAACAATCAAGCTAATCCAGTTATTAGTAGCATGCTGGTTATCGCAGACAGATTACGTGCTGTCATTATTGCCGATGGACCGAACGCCAATGATCAAGAAGCCATTACATGGCGAAATGATTTCGGCAATGCACGTGTTTATGTGGTTGATCCTTGGGTGAAAATTTTTATAGACAGTGAGCAGATTGTACCACCCAGCCCGTATATTGCAGGTCTTATTGCCCGCAGCGATAACGAAAATGGTTTTTGGTGGTCACCTTCCAATCAAGAAATCTATGGCATTGTAGGAACGGCCAGACCCGTTGATTTTACTTTAGGCGATGCTAATTGCCGAGCAAATTTTCTCAACGAAAATGAGGTCACAACGATTATTCGCCAAGAAGGTTATCGACTTTGGGGCAATAGAAGTTGCTCCAGTGATCCAAAATGGGCATTTTTATCGGTACGCAGAACCGCTGATTTAATCAATGATAGCTTGTTGCGCGCTCATATGTGGGCCGTGGATCGTAATATCACTCGTACCTATTTGGATGATGTGGTTGAAAGCGTCAATGCATATTTGGCACATCTCAAAGCACTGGGCGCTATTTTAGGCGGGCAATGCTATCCCGATCCAGAACTGAATACTCCTGCTAATATCGCCCAAGGTAAAGTCTATTTCGATTTTGATTTTACACCGCCTTATCCGGCAGAGCGGATCGTGTTCCGTTCCCATTTGATTAATGACTATATCAAGGAGCTGATTTGATGTTGCCAAAAATACTTAAAAACTTTAACGCATTTGTTGATGGTCGTGGTTATGCCGGTCGTATTGATGAAATCAGTCTGCCAAAGCTTTCAATTAAAACCGAAGAGCATCGCGCGGGTGGCATGGATATTCCCGTTGCCATTGATATGGGCATGGAGAAATTAGAAGCAGAGCTTACCTTTTCTGAATATGACCCTGAGCTTTTTAGGCTCTTTGGACTTATAGACGGTAACGCTGTTTCGCTGACCCTTCGTGGTGGACTACAGGGCAGCGGTGACGCCGAAGCTGTGGTTGTGAATTTACGTGGCCAATTTAAAGAACTTGATCCAGGCAATTGGAAGCCCGCTGATAAAGCAACCCTTAAATGCACAGTCTCCATCCGCTATTACAAATTAACCATTGATCGCCGTGAACTTATTGAAATTGATGCTGAAAATATGGTGCGCAAAATCAATGGTGTTGATCAAATGTCATCACTTCGAACTGCTTTAGGGATTTAATATGCACAAAATTAAACTTATTGAACCAATTAAAATTGACGGGGTAAGCATTTCTGAGCTGACTTTAAGACGTCCAAAGGTCCGAGATCGCTTAGCAGTTGAACGCAGTGGTAATAGTGATGCTGAAAAGGAAGTAGCACTCATTGCCAATCTTTCAGATATCCCAAAAGATGCTGTGGAAGAATTAGATCTCGCTGATTACGCCAAGATCCAAGAGGCATTGCAAGGTTTTTTGTTACCATCCGACCTGAAGACTTAAGGGCTAGTGTTTTATCTCTAGCTGCTTTTGCAAAGGGCGGAATTAGTGAATGGTTAGAGATGGATATAGAGGAGTTTGTTTTATGGATCAATAGTGCGAGGGAGTTACAAAAGACATGACAGCCATTCATACTTTATCCGTTGTCATTGGTGCCGCGCTTAAAGGTAATTTTAGCGCAACCATGTCCTCTGGCATCAGTCAATTAGGACGCCTTGGTCAAGCTATTAAACAACTCGACGCCTCAGGCAAAACCACCGGAAAATTTCAGCAGCTTCATAGAGATACTTTGCTTGCTAAGCGTGGCTGGATGGACGCTGAAAAACAAGTTAAATCTCTTGCCATGCAGATGGTCGCCACCACCAATCCAAGCAAAGCTTTGGTCACAGAATTTGAACGCTCTAAAACAGCGGCGCTTAAAGCTAAAACCGCCTATTTGCAAAAACGTGAAGCATTGCATTCCCTTGATAGTGAAATACGAAAATCTGGTCAGGATATTCAAAGCCTCATTTCCCAGCAAACCAAATTAGGCACATCGCTGGAAAAGCTCAAAGGTCATTATGTTGCCCTTGATCGTATTATGCAAAAACGCCAGGGTATACTTGCCCAGCGTGCTAATCTGCGCGGTCAAATGTTTGATGCGGTGGCGCTCGGCGGAACACTTACTGCACCCATCAAAGCCGCAATTGATTTTGAAAGCGCGATGGCCGATGTACGCAAAGTTGTTACTTTTGACACCCCAGATGGTCTTCAAAAATTAGGTGAAACCCTAAAAATCATGTCGCGAGAAATCCCGCTATCTGCTGCCGGTCTTGCCCAAATTGCCGCAAGTGGCGGACAGCTTGGTATCGCCGCTAAGGATTTAGCTTTTTTCACCAATGTCGTCGCTAAAATGGCTACCGCTTTTGATATGTCAGCAGAAGAAGCTGGTGATGCTATGGCAAAATTGGCAAACGTTTATCAAATCCCCATCACCGAGATGACCAAGCTGGGTGATGCGATCAATTATCTCTCTGATAACACGGCAGCCAAAGCCAAAGATATGGTGCCAGCGCTCAATCGCATTGGTGGTACGGCACGTCAGTTTGGTTTGACCCCGATACAAGCCAGCGCTCTGGCAGGCTCTTTTATCAGCCTTGGTAAAGCGCCTGAAAAAGCAGGTACGGCAATCAATGCAATGCTCAGTAAACTGCAAACCGCTGGCAAACAGGGTAAGAAATTCCAAGATGCCTTACGTCAAATGGGGATAAGCGCCAAACAACTTGAAAAAGATATCGGCCAAGATGCCCAAGGAGCTTTGATTAAGTTCCTCGAAGCCATGGAGAAAATGGACAAGCAAACACGCTCAGGTATTCTATTTGATCTCTTTGGTATGGAGTATCAAGATGATGTGGCATTGCTGGTTGGCAGCTTAAATGAATACAAAAAAGCTGTGAGCATGATTAACGATGAAACCAAATTTGCAGGCTCCATGCAGCGTGAATTTGCCAATCGCGCCAATACCACTGCCAATAATTTACAGCTCCTAAAAAATGGCCTTGCAGAAGTCGGTATGAATTTAGGCTCAGTGCTTTTACCGCCCCTAAATGCCATTGTCAAAGTATTGCGCACCGCAAGTACTCAAATGGCTGGCTTTGCTGAACAACATCCCATTTTAACCAAATTGATTATGGGGGTAACAGCTGCTCTGATTGGTGGAAAAATAGCGGCTATTGCAATTGGTTATGCTTGGACTTTTATTCAAGGGGGTGCGCTTGCACTTGCCACAGCTTGGCGTGCTCTTTTAATTACCATTACGCTTGTTAAAGCTGGCTTTATTGGTGTGAATAGCGCTTCGCTCATCACAGCAGTACGCATGGGGGCTCTTGCTTTTGGTGGAGCACTTCAAGCCCTTGGTGCCTCGTTCATGGCCTTAGCTTCTAGGGTATTTCCAGCTGTGATTGCAGGCTTTCGTGCTTTAACCGTTGCGATGATGACTAATCCAGTTGGTGCCATTGTGGGGGGTATAGCTATTGCTGCAACTTTAGTGGTCGCGAATTGGGAATCTGTCAAAAGTTTCTTTATGACCATTTGGGAACCTATAAAACCAGTATGGGAAGCCTTTGGCAATTGGCTTAATAGATTTTGGGAGAAAATCAAAACGCCATTCAAGGCGGTTGGTAGCTTTTGGGATAGAATGTGGGGCAAAAAAGAAGTACCAGAGCTCCCCGTTCCTGCTATGCAGCCAGTCAGTGAGGCACTTAAACAACCCCTGCCGCTTGCACAAAAAACTGCTCAAAACAACACCCAAAACAATAGCTTTAATATCAATGTCCAAGCTTCACCCAATCAAGACTCAAAAGCTGTCGCAGATGAAGTTATGCGTCGGCTTAAGGCGCAATCGCGTGGGGCCTTATATGATCCTGTGGGAGCATTACCATGATGCTTGCTTTGGGTCCTTATCGCTTTTCATTAAATACCAGTGCCTATCAAAGTTTAAAACGCAGCAGCGAATATCGTTGGCCTTCTATAGAGCGCATTGGCAAAGAACCTTTGCTTCAAGCGATTGGTCCGGGCTGTGACCGTATTGATTTAGACGGTGTGATTTACCCGCATTTTCGGGGCGGCTTGGGGCAAATCAATGCCATGCGTGACTCTGCTGCAAAACAAGAACCCCTCATATTAATTAATGGCCA